AAGCCGATACTCAGAGAACAGCGTGTAATTGATGTTGCTACAAAGTTAGCTGAGGTGTCGTCCCGGCTGGAAAAGGATAAAGAACTCTACGGTTATTATAAAGAAATACTTGCCGCTGAGTTTCCCGAACAACCAGACGAACACATGATCGAGCTAGAGGATGGACGTGTAGTAGTCGTAACCATCCCCGAAAAATGGGAGTGGGATAAGGCGCAACTAAAGTCGCTTTACTCACATAACTCTACACCAGATTGTGTGACTGAAAACTTTACCATCGTTAGGACAAAATTCTTGGCCGCCCCCGACGATATCCAAACAGCACTAAAGAAGGCGCTGACCATTAAATGCGGCCCACCAACAATCAAGGTTCAAAAATGAATATCACACCCCTCAAGACTAATGACGTGTCGGTCAAAGGCGCGTCGAAGACTTTGGTGTACGGTTTGCATGGGAGTGGTAAGACTACCCAATGCGCAAACTACGCCAAGGCTTTTGGCAAAGGCATCATTCTATCTGGTGAAAGCGGACTGTCGTCTATAAGCGACACAGACATTGACTACCTACCGTTCACTACGTTTGATCGAACGGCGAATAGCGGCCATTCTTTCCGCGACTTGATGATGTACGTTGCTTCTGCTGATTTTAAGAAGCAGGGCTACAAGTGGATAGCGATTGATAGCGCCACTGAACTTTCACAAAAATGTTTTGCAGACGTAGAGGCTGAACTCGGAGATCAGAAAAATGGTTTCGAGAAGTGGGGTTTGTACGAGCGCAAGATTACGGCTGCTTTAAAATGGGTCCGCGACCTAGACATGCACGTACTTATCACCGCACTCGCGGCTGAGGAAGCGGACGATAATGGCGTAACAAACTTCTGGCCTATGATGGTTCAGAAGAAAGTGCAGAAGTTAATCCCTGCTTTGTACGATAATGTGTTCTGCCTTGTGCGTAAAACCTCGGAGCAAAACGGTAAGATGGCAGTGCACCGTTACCTCGTCACTGACCACGTAAATGGGTGGCACGGCAAGACACGTGACCCACACCGCCGCCTCGCGCCGTTTGAAGAGTGTGATGATGTGACCGACCTCATTACCCGCATCTATATGACCGACGAAGAATTTAAAAACTTTCAAAGAAAAGGAGCCGCATGATGGCTTGGAACGGAATGGAAAACCTCGATCTATCTGGGGTAACAGTGAAGCAAGGAACTTCTATTTTAGGCGTAGGTCGTCACGCCGTTAAGGTTATAGAAGCTGGCATTAAAACTGACGAAGTTAAAAAGACGCACACGCTCGAAATCAAATACGAAAACGACAAGGGCGTAGTCACGCAGTGGATTATTCTTAATCACCCTACGTCAGCCGATAGTGTTCGGATTGGGATGGAGCAGTTAAAACAAATGCTGGTCCTGATGGGCCACGAAGGCAGCGCATCTCCCGCGCCTTCATGGCTGGAGGGTAGGGCAATCGGGGTGAACATTAAAGCCAGCGAGTACAATGGTAAGACCCAGACACGCGTGAATTACCATTACGCTCTGAGTGACGAAGAGATTGAAAAACTCGGTGGCAAGTCAGCAACCCTAGATGATGCGATCCCGTTTTAGATGCAGCATCCCGTAGACCCCATTGCTCAAGCGGTTCTGGACGCCATCGACCTTGGCTACAATAAAGAAGTGCGCGGTGCAGCTAGATGCTACATCGGCGCTTCTATGGCTGGGACTGATTGCGTAGCTCAGATGGCCCTCTCCTTACGGGGGTTTCCAGACGAAGAGCCTGCGCCAAAACTCAAGCGCATCTTCTTTGCTGGGCATAAGATTGAGGATTGGGTTGTCTACGATTTGAAGAAGCGTGCCGACCTACGCGTCTACGAGAAAGACGAGATGACAGGTCGGCAGCACAAACGGGAATGGCTGAACGGGCACGTCGTGTGTCACTCAGATGGGCTCGTAGATTTTGAAGATGGCACAGGGCCAGCGATCCTAGAGATCAAGTCCATGAACGACGCCAACTTTAAAAGGTTTAAAACTTATGGGGTGCGCACATCCCACAAGAAATACTTTCGCCAGATGACTATGATGATGGCGATGTTCAATATCGAGCGCAGTTTTTTTGTATCTTACAACAAAGACAACTCTGACTATCACGCTGAACTTGTCTCATTCGATCAAGAAGAATGGGATGGCATGTACGTGAGAATACAAGCTGCGCTCGATGGGCAAGCAGGGCGCATCGCGGACGCCCCAGAGAATATGAACTGCAAGTTTTGTTTCAAAAGGGAAAGTTGTTGGAACCCAACTCCGTTAGCCCCTGCTTGTCAATTTTGCACCCACAGTTTCGCTAACAAGAACGGCGGCTGGACATGCAAACTTACGAACAAAGAAGTCATGGACCCTTGTCCAAAGTTTGAACAATTTGCCACCACACCGAAGGCGTAGAAATGGACACGTTAAAAGAATTAGGGCGGGTGAGAACTGAAATCATCCGTAAAGAGGCTGAGATCGAAAGCATCTCTGAGCGTCTGGTAGACTTAACAGACGTAGACGACTTGCATCGAGCTAAGACAAAGTTTCGTCACGAGAAAGAACGTCTAGTGGAGCTACGGTGCAAATGCGCAGAGTTAGAAATCGACGTAGAAACACTACGCCTACAGGCTTGGAATAAATACTGATGGAACCACTAAGAAACAAACCGCTTGATGAGGCCAAGAGGCTCATAAATTCTGACCGCAATAAGGAATACGGCGAACCTGTCGAGAACTTTCGAGATATTGCAGAGATGATGACGGTTCTAATCCGACCCATACTAAAAACGGGCGCAAAGGTACGCGTCGAACACGTGGCAATGATGATGATGGCAGTGAAGCTATCAAGAATGACCACCAGCCCAGACAAGGCAGACACGTGGATAGACATCTGCGGTTATGCGGGTACGGGCTACGAAGCAATGGAGATTATGAATGGCATCGAACATTCCGAAAGCTCGTGAAATTTTAGATGACCTTATGGAAAACCTAGAAGCCTTGGAGCCACACCAAGTTAAGCACCGCATTAGTGTGGCACTAAATCATATGACACGTAGTAGTCCGGCGAGTAGGGCTTCCGTAAAGTCAAACCCTATTACGGATGAAATTTTAGAAAAGATTAGAGCGCTGGGCCATGAGGGCGTAGACCTTGATCTGAGCCAACAAGACATCGCTAATGCAGTAGGAGTGAACCCCGGACGGGTGTCCGAGGTTCTACGAGGTCGTCGTTAGCTTTCTGCTTCACCAGCAATAAAGTCCGTACCACCCTCTCTAAAGGCAGTGATGCCACCGAGTATCGGTGCGCGCCCAAGTGTCTCACGCACTGCCGAACGTTCTTTAGCGTTGGTGCTCTCCGCACCGAACGCATCGAACGTGGCATCAGCAGCACCCGACGCAACCTCGAATGCATCTGAGAACAGACCCAAGCTAGGCCCGCCTAGTAACTCAGCTACGCGCCACTTACCGTAAGCGCCGTTGTCGATCTGAGCCGCACTGTCATACATAAGTTGACCGATCAGACCAAGGCCGCCCATTTGCATAAGGCCATCCACGTACCAGCCTAGAAGTTGGTCAGCGTTTTCTTTCAGACCAAACTCTTCTGCCATTGTGAACTTGTCCGTCAATGCGCGATCACGTACCGCGAACTCACGGTTCTCTTCGCCGCCACGGCCCTGCACTACGTCTTTAGCAAACACTACGCCCGAACCGAACATTGGGCCTAAGCCAGCGAAGTAGAGAAGCGGAGCTAATCTACGCTCACCTTCCGAACCTTTATTCACTGCATCTTTAACTACGTCCCTACCCAAACGTGTCATCATTAGTGGGAATGATTTGAGTTGGAAGATGACCTGACCGCCCGGTGTTTGGGCCCACAATGGCTGATCGTTTGCGTTCGGCGTAAAGATGCTTTGGTTTGTGAACTTCACAATCGAAGAAGCCAGTTGCTCGCGGTACGGGTGCTCGCTTTCCCCGCCGCTACGCATGATGCTCTCGATGTTCATGTTGCTTTTGTATAGCTCTTGAAGCCCAGCCTCATTGAGGATTTGCTTTGCGATGCGCCCCTGCCTTGTGTTGGGCGCTTCCCTTGCAATTCGAGATTGTGAACGGAAATGCTCGTAGGCCACGGCAGCAGATATGTCACGCATCATGTCCGTCCAACCCGTAAGAAGCGTGGTTGCAAAGAAGCCCGACGTGAACTTAGTGTTGTCTACGCCAAACGCTTTGGTCATGCGTTGATGAACAATGTTCTCAGACGCCGCACCCACATTCCGTATCATGTCGCGATACGCGCTGCCCGCAACCGGGTCTTGCATGAACTTTCTCAGTCCTTTTTGGAATGACATGAAGTCACCGCTACGAATAAGAGGCAGCACCAAGTCACCCATTGAGGACAGGGTGGTGAAGCCCAGCAGGGTAACAGCGTTAATAGACCGTAGCCATTTCGACGCGGCACGTAGGCTTCCACTCTTACTGTCTGGGTCAATGCTGTGGCGCATCGAGGCGTCGAAGAAACCTTCTGCGTGCTCGATGTTCTGACGACTGACCGCGATGCGGTCGCCATTGGCTGTAAGGAAGCCGTCGCTGTCTGACAAAGCAGCCGAGATGGCGTTGGCCCTGTGATAGAAATTGTCCTTCATCTTCTTGGAGTTCTGAGAAGGCTCACCAGTTGTGTCGAGTTGAGCCATGATCTTATCTCTAAGCTCAACCTGTGGCGTACCTTTGCGTGCCATCTCCATAAGCTCAGCAGTGAACTTATCGGCTGCGTACTCTTCTTTGAATGGAGCGAAGAACGCTACGTCCTTCATTGTCTGAGTAACCTTCTTACCCTCTGCGTTTATTTCGTTCCGTTCACGACGCATAACTACATCGCCTCGTAGCATCCTAGAGATTTCATCGCCCGGTGAGCGAGCAGCTTGGATGTTTAGGTAATCGTGATATGCCTGACCGTTCGCACCAAGATGCTTGGCTACGTCGAGACGGCGCTCAAGAGCGTCGCTGTACTTGGTCATCACAGCGAGCAAGTCTTGCTCCAAGTAAGATGACAGGTTCGTCGTAGGTTCCAGCGGGTTTTTAAACTTAGAAGCCCAAGGCTCATCAAGCCGGATCATACGCTGGAAGTCGAAGTTATCCTCTACGCCTGCACCATTGCTGCGTATGAGATTGTCTTCGTCTGCCATGCCGTCTTTAGCTATCAGCCTGTCGGCTACGTCCTTGGCCTTTTTGCCAGCCTCTTCTTTGCCAATCTTACGATGGTCAACGCGGGCTTCCTCGATGAAATATTCAGTGAGCTTCTCGATGAAACCCTCACGGTCATTCTCGATCAGGTCTTTACGCCAGACTTGCGGGAAGTAGTTTCTCTGAATGTTGCCCATCTGGACGCCAGCCGCACGCAACTTGGTGACGGCTTGATCTAAGTACGAGCGAATGAAATCATAGGTGTCACGCTCTTTCGCCCTCATGTTGCCTACGCTCGCCTCGTTAGTCAAAGCCCGGTATATACGGCTGTGAGACATTGGCTGGTTAGACCTACGGTTAGGCGTGGAACCCATGATCGCAGAAGCAAACCCTCTGGCCGACTGCGATCCCGGCGTTGCATCGAACATTTGAATAAGGCCGTCATTCAGCCAACGCTGCAAGAAGTTTCCAGCGTCGGGGAGGTCACGCATCTTGCGTTGCAATGGCATGATGAACTTGCCCATGTTGCTCGACACGCGTTCGAAGTGACCGCCGCCACCCTTTGTGGGCTCGAAGAAATCAGCGAGGAAAGGCATACGAGCTTTGCGCATTGTCTGCGCATTGGTGGGGATCAAGGCTATGCGTGAAGCCTTGCGAATTTGCCTACCGTCAGTCTCGTCGATGGTTCTTCCGCGTTTGACTTTAGCTAAAACGTCTACAACTTTCGAGGGTACACCAGACAATTCGAGAGAATGAGACGCCTCTTCATACGCTATGCGGGCGTTGTTATCGCCCGTCATCATCTCGGTCATCATGTGGGCGTTGATGTTACTTGCGCCCTCTCTGACAGACGTATTGTTTTGGTTATCTTCGTTGAAGAACGTAGAGCGCACAGGCTTAGCGTCCTCGCTGCGCAAGACAACCTTAGTACGTCCAATCTCAATTGACGTGTAACCCGCCTCTCTGAGTGTTGATCGAAGTTTGCGCACACCGCCAGCAGCCGTGCTAAGCATTTCAAACATTTTCTCAGGATCGTGCAGGCCACCAAGGCTTTCGAACTGCGCCACACGTGACGGCAACTCTGGGTTCTCTTTGATTTTAAGGGCCGACAAAACCGCCTTAATGTTATCATCGCGCATCATGCCGTCTTTAGATAGACGCAATGGCTGTGTGTCCCGAATGAACACAGGCGTAACCATTGTGTTGTCTATACCACCTAGACGCTCTAGCTCTTTGCGCAAGACTTTCTCAGTGGAGTAGGCGGCCTGTATCCGCTGCGCAACTACGTCATCAGAAGAAGCAAGGTTCTTGATCTGGTTACGAGTGAACGAGAGACCGTCCAGCACTTCTTGTATCTGTTCACTTCCACCCATTCCGTCGCGCATTTCAGAGACAGAGCTCGTTGGTCGCGACGATACAAAGACCATGCCATCAAGATCGGATCGGTTGTTCGCCTCAATGTAGAACGGGGTTGGCTCCGTCGATCCAGTAAATTTCTGCACAGCCATACGGCCAGCAGGCGACATATTTTCTATTACGTCTGCCGCGTAGTCTTCGGCAAACTCAGAAGGCACGTCTTTATCAAATCGAAGCGCTGGGCTACTAGCGTCAAACGCACTTGTTTTACCCATCATGTCACCATGCACGAAGAGCGGAGAGAACCGCCTGCGCGCAGCGTCGCTTGGGACGAGGCCGTTAAGAACGTAGGACAAAGCCTCTCGCATGTCCGCACGTATAGAGGCTATGCCATCGTCGAGCTCTGTACCCTTCATCTCGTAGGCGTCATCAAGAACTGACTTTGTGAACGCCCCGTCCGATTGACTGTCTACGTCTTCGAGAACTACGCGCGTGATAAACTCATCTGCCTCGTAGCCATACTCAGCAGCCGATCTACGGATGTCAGCTACAGTCTCAGCCGAAACGGCTTTTGAATTTATTAGACGTAGCGTAAGGCTACGAATGGTTTGAGTGATGTCGTCTCGCTTAGTTACGTTGGAAGCGAGTTGACGAATTTCCTTTCGGAAACTTTCGAACTCCGGGCCACCTACGTCGCCACCAAAATCGTGACCCAACAAAGCCTGACGATAGGCCATTGTCCGCGCAGCCTTTGTCTCGCCATCTGTCCGATGTGTTATAGCCATCAAACCTTGACGAAGTTTGTAAGGTGAGTTGGCTGGAACACCGACCTCTGGGCTTACGCCTTGGCTAAGGCGCAATTCATTCTGAGCGGCTATATTTACTGCGTCGCTTTCCACCTCAATGGGTGCGTTGCGAATTTGGATTTCAAACTCTAACTTCTTCATAAGCTCAGTGTTTGATTTCTCCACGGCCTGCGAATAGCGCAAGAAAAGTTCTGCGTTATTTAAGCCCGAATATGTGCGTCGGCGGTACTCTGCTACGCCCCTTGTATTGAGGTGGTAGACTACACGCTCAGCGAGCCGTTTCCCTAGCTTGGTAAGGTTGCCCTTCTCGTCGATCTGATCTTGGAACAGACGTATCGCTGTATCAACGTCCACCTCATCAGGGTTGATGTCTGGCGTTCCGGCTGTCTTTTCACTGGCGCTGCTCTCTATTTTTTTCTTAGCCGCCTCGATCATCTTGCCAGCGAATTTTTTGTTACGAGCTTTCTCCGCAAAGAAGGCGCGCATGGCTTTCTTCATGGCCTGCGACTTTAGTATCTTTGTCATTCCGACGGTGCGACGTAGGTTTGCTGTCTCTTTACCTACAGAGTATTCTGGAATGTCTCCGAACTCTACGGATTGGAATGCCTCGTTGAGGGTTTCCATTACGTCGTCTACCGTTTTCATAATCCCCTCGTCGGACATTACGATCTTTAGCTCTTCCTCAAAGTTCTCGAAGTAAGCTGAGCCAGATATTTCGGCTTCACCTTTTTGACCAACGTTGACAGCATGACGACCAGTAACACCTTTGATTACGCGTGCGGCTTTTCTCATCTTGCCTGCGATAGGTTTCACAGCGTTTAGAACGCCCGTATATTCTGGGTTGTACGGCTCGCCTCTTTTGGCAGCGATAGCCATCGCGCCTTTTTCAGTGGTAGCCATAGAATTAAACTCGTCGGCAATACGGCCCATAGCCGCCGCAAAGTTTTCCATGTCACCGTCTTGCAACCTAGACAGTGCTTCGGTTCGATGGTCAAAGAGCATAGAGTATCGTGTCCGCAATACCCTGCCCAAAGATGTAGCGGGCTCGGATACGGGCATGGCGTAAGCTACGCGTGTTTTTTCTTCCTGACCCAAGAGCATCTTGTTAAACATTGGAGTAAGCGTTTCGTCATACACTGACTTCTTGTTCGACATTTTCCCCCATATTTCCCTAACTCTTTTGGTGAATTTCTCCCAATAAGTTTTGTCAGGGTACATCATAATATCGTGCTTATGATGTAAGAACAGTGCGAATTGGTTAGCGAACAATTCGTTGGGCTTATTCCAATCTGCTTGGCCCTTACCAAACGGCATACGTTCAAGGTATTTTTTAATTCCGGCCTCGCGGAATTTACCGTCTCCGTCTGCATATTGTTTTACTACGCCGTCCCAAAATTCAGCACGCTCTTTATGCGTCATTAGGTTCACATAAGCCCAATGGCCCATCTCGTGCGCGGTGACAAACTCAGGGGTAATAGAAGTGTCTTCCAAAAGACCTGTGCCAGCAATGCCCGTCTTGCTGTGCATTTCTTGGTTTAAGTAAATGCCGTTATTATTGCCTCGGTAATATCCAGCGCCACCTCGAGAGCTATACCCAGCGAATAGAGGGGCCGTCGCGTTCTCGTCGCCGCCGCCAAACGCACGCATCATTTTCTCAAGATTTTTACGTGTCTTAACGGAAGTGCGCGCATAGATTTTATTTAATTTATCTATGCTTTCCTTCACGGTGTCGGTCGGGTACTCGATGCCGTTAGGCGCGTAGGTGTCTATGATCTGGTTTAAGCCAGCCATAGTAGCAGCCCTTTGCTCACCCGTAAGCTCGACCTCTTGCCCGGCGACTGTAATTTTTTCGCCCAAGTCAGCATTGTCAGCGTTCCAATACACTGCGTGCACTTCTCTCAAGTTCAGAGTTGAGCCCTGCATTTGTTGAAGCGTTGTTATTTGCCCGCCTTGTGGGTAATCACCCAATGGCATCCGTGCCAGTTTGCGCGCCGTAAAGTAAGCCATCCTCTGCGCTTGGGTTAGTTCATCAAACTCAATCCGTATGCCTTCTAATTCGGATAGGTTAAGAGGTAGCTTGTCGTTGAAAGCCTCCACCTCTGGGGTGTCGGGTGCATCGGATACATCCCAAGGCTCTAGCTCATTTGTCCAGCGCTCAATGTTGGACTTGGCAGTCCGCGCGCTTGTTGGAAGATAGCCAACGTAGTAGTCGCTAATTTTAGATTTGCCGAGCAAGTTCTTAATAGTCTTGCCGCTGTCAATTTGCGATTGGCTCATAATCCGAACTACGCCGTCGCCGCTACGTGGGACCAGCGCAATAACTTTGCTGCCCTTTGTGGCGGGAATAGTAGTGTAGTCGTCTGGTACGTCTGTCTCTGCACTAGCAATCTCAGGCTTGCTCGGCGCTTCTGCTTCGGCTGCCGCTGGCGTCCGTCTATCCAGCCCTTGAAGCGCCTCATCAAGATCGTCCGTAGTCTTGGACGGATCGTTAATAAAGTCGTTTGTTATTTTCGCACGCTCAGCCTCGAACTGCGCATCAGTTAAAATTTGCGGAGCCGTTACCTTTTCCGTAGGAGTGTTGAATATTGGCTCTGGCTTCTTATCGCCACGAAGTCCCGTCGCCTTTTCGGCGTTCTTCTTGCTAGTAAAATACTTCTTAGCGTTTGGGACGTAGTAAGCAATCTGGCCTTTTTCTAGGCGCTTGCCATCTGCAACCCTGCCCGGACTTTCACGACCAGAAGCAGTAAATTCGTAAATTGGTTTTTGTTTGCCCATGTTTGCGTCTTCGGCTGCGCGCGCTACGGCAGCTTGAGAATTAAACAGCGAGGCTTGAGGAACGTCTGACCTGTTCGAGACAGTTGCGTCCTCACCGACTTTAAAGCCGGGACGCAAGATGCCTTGGATTTTTCCATCTGGACCACGGCCAGCGGCAACGTCGCCCTTCTCAAGGACTTCGCCCGCTTTTGCTGAGCGATCAGCAGAACGTGGGACTGTGCCGCCCTCAACGTCTGGGGTGGTAACTTCACGGTTCAAAAACTCAGTGCGCAGAGCGTCAACTTCCTTGGCGTTAGGCGCGCGTTTGCCCATCTTCTCTAGCTCAACAACCGCACCGAACTTTTCAGCCACACGTCGGTAGACCTGACCCGGTAACGTCTTTTTTACTGACCCCAAAATTCGTGGGACCATAACCGACCACTCGCCGCCGGACGCCATTCCAAGATCGTAAAGGTTCTCAAATGCCTCACGGGCTTGGCTATCTAAATCTACGTCTGCCGGGGCATCAGGCTCTTCGGACGTAGCGTCGGGGGCTTTAGGCGTAGACTTGGGAGCAGCCGTAGCCGTAGCCGCGTTATCTGGTGCGTTACCCTTTGGCTCTGCTTTTGGTGCTACGCCTGCACTTGGAGCTTGCACTCCTTCGTCGCGCCTATTGATGTAAGAAGTAATACGAGAGTAAGCAGTGTCGCCTTTTCCGTAGCGCTGCTTGATGTTGCCGTTTTCTGTTACTTCTAAGATGCCCTGAGTTACAAGACGGCCAACCTCGTCTACGGTTATTTTACCTTCGCTCTCTAACTGCTGGGCTTTAGATGGCTTTTTGCCGCCCCACTTATAGGGTGTCGGCGCAACGTTTTCTTCTGCCTCAACCTCAGCTTCGGCAACTGGCTCTTCCGTTTTCGTAGTGGTCTTCGTGCCCGTTGCGGGGTCGTCAACCTCAGTCGTAGTCGTCTTGGTCCCGGCCTCAGAAGGCGACTTGTCGCCTGATTGTCGTGTCGTGTCGCCTGTCGCCTCATCTACGTCTACGTCTACGTCTTCTTGCTTCGGGCCTTGGCGTGGTGGCGTAGCGGGGTCAACAAGATCATCGAGGTCCGCGCCTGCAATTTTGTCGTCACGCTCTTTCAGAATTTTTTGGTAGTCAGCCTCAAATTTCTTACGTGCGCCTTCCGGGTCTGTCTTCGCTAGAGCTTGGAAGTCACTCGCCATTCCATCGAGCTTTGCGTCCATATCGTCGATATCTACGCCGAGCTTTTCTATGTCGTTTAGTTCGGTGCGCAGTGAGGTGAGGATTTCTGTTAAATCTTCGCGCTCACCCGCGTTAGTTGCTTGGTCAAGGTCCGTTGAAATTTTTTCAATTTCGCTTTCGAGCCTTGCAGTCCGGGTAGTCATGCTTTGCCCAAGGGGCGAACTCTTCTGCCAATTGCGTAGTTCCTTGACAGCCTTATTACCTTGATAAGCGCCCACTCCTAGACCGACTACCCCGCCAATCGTGGCGTCGAGAGCACCAGACATAGCTGTTCGCACAGGATCAAACTCGTCAGAAACGCCCTGTTGAATTTCGGCAGCTTGGGATGCAGCGTCAAAGCCTGCGCCTACGCCTGCGTTTAAGGCGGCCTCAGTCTTGGCGCCTTGTATCGCGCCAGCTTTCATTCCAGCCTTACTTGCTTGAGCCGTTGTCTGCATCGCGGCGATACCAGCTTTATAAGCCTGCGCACCCTTCTTCGCCATGCCTGCGCCACCAATCAGGTTGATTGGGTCAAGCACACCAGCTAAGCCGTAGTCCGTAACCTTTTCAAAGATGCCGCCTCGGTCAGGCGCGTTGCGCCACATCTTTGACAGACGTGCTTGTAGCTTTTGGCTATCACCCGCAAGTGCATACTCAGCCGCACCGAGGCCCATTGAAATAGAGTTGGTGTCGCGCCAGCGACGGTCTTTGTAAAAACGATCCCAGAGGTCTTTGTCGGAAGAGAATGTTTCTCCCTTTGCCTCGTAGTAGCTGCGAACATCACCGACCGCTTGCGGGTCTTGGATGAGGTCTACGCCTGTTTTGTTGGTGTAGTCGTCGTTGAACTCAAATTTGTTCGCGCCGAAATAGTTATCAAACTCGTCATACTTAGACATCGGGTACTCCATTTAACCTGAATAAGGCTAAATTACTTGGAGCACCCTACGCTGTCGTCCTTACTAATCGCTCGGACGTATCTCAATCCTAAGTGGCTCACCACCACTCATGGCTTGCGCTTCCCATTGTTCTTTCATTTCTGCCTCAGTAAAACCAGCGTCTCGAAGCTCTTTTTCTGAGAAATTTGTGATCTGATAACCCGCTTGAGGCTGAGGTGCACGAGCGCCCGGAAGAAAATACTGCGGATTACCTGATGCGGTGGGTTCTTCAACCCTATTGTCAGATGTCTGTTCTGTATTAAGTGGCGGTGGTGAGTTAAATTCCTGACCCCAATTTGGTCCTGCACCCGTTCTTGGGTCTCCCTTGTACGGATCATAGGTTTGCACCGGGCGGGCGCTTGGGTTTGCCACCAAACCAAGTTTGACTTGGTTAAAGGAAGTTCTGTCGTTGCCCGACATGCGCGCCATCACAACACGTTTGATTTCGTCGGCCATAGCACGACGAGACCCGTAAAAATTATTAGCAGCTGGGGCGATTGCGTTATCAATCTTAGTCTCTAAGAAGCTCTCGATCTGGGACGAAGAGCCCTTCATTTGCTTAAAGTTCAACACAAGAATATCGGCTATTGCGTTTAAGTCTTTTATGCCTGAGTTCTGGCTAAGAGATTTCTGAGTAAACTGCATTGTCTGACCGATGACATTTGAGTGTAGGGACTTTATCTGTCCAAGCTGCACGCCGATCATTTCCTCTTGCTTCCTCATAGCCTCGATCTGTTTTCGAACGGCATTGGTCTGCTCTGGAAGCCCAGCGAACTGGTCGCGCTCGATCTGAGCCGTCGCCCGTCGGATGCGCTCTTCCAGTGACCGCCCCGCCATGACGAGCTCTCTAGCGGCGTTCGACAATTGGCCCGCTTGGTCAGCAGATTTCGAGGATATTTCTGGCAATGAAAGACTGCCCGTAGAGCCCGTGCCGGGGCCGCCGCCGTAGACTTCATTGATAAGAGCATTTGCCCTTGTGATTAAATCTACGCCATCAGCACCGGGACCAACCGCTGTGTCTACAGCTTCTTTTGCCCGTTCAGCCGTAGCCGTTATTTCCTCACCGATAGTTAAGGGGCTGTAAGTTGCTTCTTCCAGCACGTCGATAGACGCAACTGTAAGCGCTCTTAGCCTCTGCTCGTAATCAGATTTGAATTTAGGCATCATGTTTTTTGTGGCGATTTCATTCAGTGTCATTCCACCCAATGCTGCCTTGAACGCCTGAGCCTGCAAGTCGGAGGGGTTCGTCGCTCGCTGGTCCATAATTCGATTGGCTTCTGCGCGCAGTATTGCGTCCTTAACTTGAGAAGTGTCACCGTCGAATTCGCTTGCGGCTTCGGCGAGCTTTTGCGCTAGAGATTGGAACGTACCGTTGTTTCCATCATTAAGTGGCACGCTGAAATCATCCGCGAACTTATTTATTTCCGTAACAATATTAGCCTGCATACGACTAACTGCTTGTTCACGGCCCTTAGCGTCTTTAGGCACGAGGGTTTGGGCAAAGACTTCAACACTCTTTGAAGCATCGGTTAGATTGCCACCAAATGCCACAAATTGATTTTCATTTAGCCCCATCGCCTTTTGTGTGGCTTCTGCCTGTTCCTGTAGGTCTTCAACTCTGTTTTGCTGCTTTAAGTAAGTTTCCCACGCCTGATCTATTTCCACTTTATGTTCGGTGGATAGCTCAAAGTTGGGGTCCACTAACCTAGCCTCAGCGATTACTGCATTGTATGCTTGCTCTGGGGAATTATAAGTTCCACTTGAGAAGGCATTAGCGGCTGCCGTAGTACCTGTCTTTACGGCTGCGTCTAGTTTTTTGTTCTTTAGCGTTAGCCCAACGTTAAACGCATCGGTCAAAGACCTTGAAACCTCGTTTAGCTTTTCTGGGTTGTTCGCGAGGTGCGGGTTCACCTTAGCCAAGTTCGACAAGTAGTTGTCGAAAGCTACTTGATCGCCTGAGTTTGCTATTTGTGTTCCAGCATCGAGCGCGGCTGAGTATTGGCGGTTAGACATACCCTGCATAGTCGCCGTAGCTTGGGTGATAAAATCGTTGAGGAAGGGCTTTGCGCCCTCGCTTACACCTGAGCCCCACTGCTTTATATCTTCGGGACGCGCGCCCGCTGCCTTCCAGTTTTCAAATGTAGGCTGGAATGAAGTCTTAAATGTCCTCTTGGCTTCGGCTTTGCCAAACTGTTGAACAAGTGGCAAAGCCGCTGCTGGGAGAACGCCACCAGATATTTCAGTTATAGCAGACAAGGCGTCTTTTTCGCCGCCCGCGAGAAGGCCGCTGCTGTAGATGGGCGCGAGGTTCTTAGCTAAGGCTATGTTGCTATTGAGCTCAGCGCGCTTACGTGCAGCGGCAGCGTTAGCAAGCTGTGTCTTTCGGCGTGCAACGTTCTGCATCATCACGTCGCGCGTAGGCATGGCGTTTTTCAAAAAGTTGCTGTTGCCCGCTAGGTTCTGGGCAAACGCAGACCTTTGCTCCACGGTGCTGTCCGGGTTTTGATTGATGTAATCTGCGTAGAGATTGGCATTTTCAGCACGCTTAGCTTTGAACTCAGCCTTACTCTTATCTACGCCCTGATCCCAAGCGCCGAAATTAAAAACCATTTTAGTATCCTAACTTATAGGTAGTTGGATTTGAAATCGTTATACCATCTGCCTGCCGATGCCGTATTGCCACTAGCCAGCGCAGCCGCATTAGTCGCAGAAGTGCTAAGACTTTCCAACGCATTAGAGTTGTCTACAGTGTTCATACCCCCTGCTGCGTAGGTGTAAGGAGCCGTAGATAAGCCCTGCACTTGGCTGAGGTAAGAATTGGCGAGCTTGTTTTCCGCACTAACGCCAGACAATCCGTTGTAGTAGTCTTGCATCGCGGTGTTATTTCTCATCCCATCAATAGCGCTCGCCTCAGATGCGGCTTTGCCGCGCAAAGAGTTTATGTTGGATGAGAAATTCTGACCGTATTGCCCGCTATTGATCTCGTTGGTTAGACCCTGCGTTGTGCGGTTCATAATGTCGTCAAGCAGATTGCGTTCCATATTGCGCTCTGCGTTGGTCATGTTTTGCTGGTTTGATGCAGCCGTTTGAAGACCAGCAATGTAGTTCTGAGCATCACCTACGGCAGCGAGCATGTCCTCGTTTGCCTTAACGGAAGATAAGTCCGCGAACTGTCTCTCCATTTGCACGGCCAATGTGGAGTTTTCCATGCCTTCGGGAATACGTGCGTTAATCCGAGAGTATTGGTTGTCCAAAGAACGCGCAGTATTTTGACTACGCATCTGCCAGAACTTATTGGTGAGGCTGTCTTGCAGCCGCGCAAAATCCATGCTGTCTGGCGCATTGTCTCGACCTATAGCATCTCGCCCGTACACCTTGTCTTCGGAGCCAGCGATCTTGTCGTTGGCGTATTCTCTGAAAGCGCCCTCGTAGCCTTTTAGACGTATTTCGTCTATCTCAGTCATATTATCGACTTCGGCTATGTTTGCACTTTCTTCTTTGCTTCTTTCATCTGCAAAGTATTTCGTCAAAGTGTCTACGATTTCTGGCGTGATTTGACCAAACGACCCGTATTCATTCAGCAACCTTTGCAAGTTATCTTGCAAGACCGTAGAGCCCTCAGCATAAAGGGCTGCAACTTCGTTGTTACGGTCTATTTCAGAAGCAGTAAGATCAGACAGGTCGTCAGCAGCGGCTTCGGAAGCCTTGTTTCCTTGGATAGCCCCGCGAATTTTGAGGATGCCCTCGATGGTATCGAGGGGGTTGTCGGTCGCTGCGTCCCATATATCGCTAAGTACACTCATGTTGAAATCCTTAAACTAAAGAGCCAAACCCACGGCGTCGGCTCTGTCGGTATGCACCGATGCCTTGCCCCCCACCGTTGGCGATTGGAACATTGACGTAGCGCGTCTCACCTGTGTCTTTGTCCTTAACGGCTCGGCGGGAGTAGACCCCGTTATCACTCATGTAAGTGGGAATAGTGTTGCCGAAGTATGACGGGTTCATCGCAAATC